CTATATCGTGGCGACTTGGTCTGGACCGAAAGCGGCAGCATTCCTGCCATACCTCCTAGTAACACTAGTTCAATAGTGCAGGTTTACAAAGATGGTGGTGGTGGCGGATACAGCCCTACAGTGCAATGTACCGAAGATCTAACAGCACCCGACAATCAAACCTGGAAAACCAATCTTACCAACTGGATACCCACTCAATTTGGTGACAATTATTTGGTGGTAGTTTACGTAGACACCACAGGATCTACTACTCCACAAACTACTGGTACTAGATTGTTCCAAACAGGATCTGGCAGTGACGACACATGGTTTTTTGATTATCAAGCCGGTATCTTAAACTTTAACGGTGCTACTATTCCGACGGTGATTGCAGGCGGCGTTACGGGCAAATCAGTGTTTATTGTGGGCTACAGATATGTAGGACCGCTGGGTGTAGTTGGCTCAGCGGTGCTGGGCAATTTAACCATAAGCAATACCACAATCAGCAGCAGTTTGGCCAATGCAACAATCACAATACAACCCACAGGAACTGGGCTAGTTAGTATCAACACCACAACAGGATTGATATTGCCGGTGGGCAATACTGATCAACGTCCTAGTCCAGCATCAACAGGAACCACAAGATTTAACACGACCACTGGGTTAATAGAAGTCTACAACGGTAATGCTTGGAATTCTACTAGCCAAGCAGTGACCAATCAAACACTCAATGGTGATGGATCAACTACTACATTTACACTAAATCGTAGCACAACTACAGCGGCTGCACTGATCATGCTGAATGGTATTACGCAGATTCCTAATCAATCTTATGCTATGACGCCTAGCCCTAGCACTAATTTAGTGTTTACAGAAGCACCTCAAACCGGTGACGTTGTAGACATTAGATTTTTATAGCGTTAGATAAATAAGTATTCAACCAATTGTTATTCTACAATTTATAACCCCCACATAGTTCTCGACACACATTAGCTCCACAGTGAATAATAGGCACAGAGAACCGTTTTCTCACGGCCGCGGTAAATAACAAGTAGCCCGTTTAGAACGAAAAAATTTATTGTTTTACTGCATCAATAATGCAGTAAAAATGCCGTAAAAAGAAGCCAACTGGAGAGAAAAAAATGGCCGTAACTAGAATTAATAATAATCAGGTAACTGACGCAGCCACAGGCAATACCATAGTCGGTATCAATGCCGGCACTAAATTGCAACCATATTCGATTACATCAACTCGAATTGCTAATAATTTAACCTATGGTAGTGATTTGACTATTACAGGTAACTTGACAGTTCAAGGAACCACTACCAACGTTGACACAGTTAACACCCTGATCCAAGATCCGTTGATCACATTGGCTGATGGACAAACATCAGGCACACCTACAGTTGACATTGGTACAATTGGCCTGCGCGGCAGCCAACTTTCAGCAGTTTTTGCCTGGATTGAATCAGCCAAAGAATTTGCGCCAATTCTTAGTAACACCACAGTCTCTAATACCACAGTTAATATCAATGCCTATGCTAATTTACACATGGGTAACGCAACAGTGCAAGGCACTACAAGTTTTGTTGGCAACATTGTTGGGGCAGTTAACGCTACTGGTACAATCACCGGCGGCAATCTTGCTACTCCTGGCACAACAAGTGCCACAGGTAACGTCACAGGTGGCAATTTAAACACTGGCGGCCAAGTCATTGCTACTTCTAACATCACCGGCGGCAATGTATTAACAGGCGGATTAATTTCATCTACAGGTAATATTAATAGTGGCGCTAATATTGTTGCAACTGCTAACGTGATTGGTGGCAACGTAACAACAGGTGGGCAAGTAAGTGCCACAGGTAACGTCACCACTGCCAACGCATTCAACGGCGCAACATTGAGCTTGAGCGGCAACGTTACTAGCCCATTGAATATAACAGGTACCACTACAAGTGGTAATTTATTAACTCCTGGATTGATTAGTTCAACTGGTAATATTTCAACTGGTGCTAACTTAATTGTTTCTGGCTACGCTACAGTAATAGGCAACGTAACTGGCGGCAATATAGTCACCGGTGGTCAAGTAACAACTCCAAGTCTAGTTGGCACTACTGGGATCACAGTATCAACTGGTTCTGGTAACATAAATTTGAGTCCAGCCAGCAACATTGTATTAAACACTACCTACATCAATGGTCTACAACTGACTCCGGTACAAGATGCTGATGCAGCCAGCAAATACTATGTTGATACCATTGCAACCACAGGCATAACCATACACCAAGCTGTATATGCAGCCACTATATCTAATTTGGCTGCGGCCACAGGCGGTACAGTAACGTATGCTCAACCCAACGGCGTGGCCAACGGTGTTGGTGCAACACTGACCACAACCGGATCATATACCACAATTGATACAGCCAACGTTCAAACAGTAGGTACACGTATCCTGGTCAAAGATCAGGCCAATGCTGTGCAAAATGGTGTTTATGTGTATTCCAATGCCACAGTGATTACACGAAGCTCAGACACTGACCAATACGGTGCTGACAGTGCAGAATCATTCAGTATCAATGATTACTTCTTTACAACCAACGGCAACGTCAATGCTGGTACAGCGTTTGTTGTCAGCGCACCTCCAGGCGTGATCACATTTGGTACAAGTAATATTCAATTTGGTGTGTTTAGTCAGAGTCAAGTTTATAGTGCCAACACACAAGCTGGCCTTATTTTAAATGGCACTGTATTCTCAGCCAAGGTTGACAACAACACCACAGCATTTGACGGTGGTGGTAATATCAGTGTCAAAGCCGGCGCTAACTTGACAACACCTAACATTGGCGCAGCCACTGGTACAAGTTTAAGTGTCACTGGCACAGTAACAGCGGCTAGTACCGTAGGTGGTGTGATTACCGGATCAACTGCTAGCTTAACTGCCAACGTCACTGGTGGCAATGTCCTAACAGGTGGATTGATCAGTGCCACTGGTACTATTACTACAGCTGATGCATTAAATGGAGCAACATTGAGTTTAAGTGGCAACGTTACTAGCTCGTTGAATGTAACAGGTAACACTACAAGTGGTAATTTATTAACTGCTGGATTGATTAGTTCAACCGGTAACATAACTGGTGGTAATCTGTTAACAGGTGGATTAATCAGCGCCACTGGTAACATCAGCACTGGCGCTACTAGTAACGTTCAAACTGGCAACTTAATTGGTGGTAACATTGTAGTTGGTGGTACCACTGGCAATGCCATTAACATGCTGAACCCGGGCGGGACAATACAGGTCAATGGAGCCGGTGCCAATACCAACTTCTCAGTAAGTGGAACTGGCGCCAACATATTCTTTGTTAACGGTTCTACAAACTCAGCCAGCTTTGGATCCAGCACACAGACTACCAATGCTATTGTAGCATTTAACACTACAACCTCAATTTTGATACCAGCTGGTACGCAAACTCAACGTCCTGGTACAGGTGTCACTGGTATGATGCGTTTCAACAGCACTACCAACAGTTTAGAAATATACAACAATACCGATTGGATAGGTGTTGGTTCTACCACCTTTACAGTTATCACTGATCAACAGTTCAACGGTGATGGTGTAAACGTAGCATTTACTTTGGCCAATGCTTCGACCACAGCCGCAACAATTGTCAGTATCAACGGTGTGTTGCAGATACCAGTGTCGGCTTATGCAGTCAGCGGCACAACATTGACATTTACAGAAGCTCCGGCCACAGGCGACTTGATTGACGTTCGAGCATTGACCACAACCACAACCTTGTTGAGTTTACAAAACGTAAGTGCCAATGCTTCAGTTAGTGTAAGTGATACCACAAACATTGTTACCATAACAGGTACAGCCAACGTGGTAGGCGATTTGACAGTGTCAGGCAATGCTACCATTCTTGGTAACGTGGCCACCAACCAGATCAACAACGGCAACAGTGCTGTGCAAATTCCAACAACCAATGGCAACGTAAACATTGACGTTGGCAACGTCAATGACATGGGTATTTTTACCACAACTTCTTTCAACTTGCTTGGTAATATCTTACCACAGGCCAACATTACCTACAATTTGGGTAGTGCAACACAGCGTTGGAAAGATTTATACTTGAGCAACAGCACAATTTTCTTAGGCAATGCTCAGATCAGTGCCAACGCCACAGCCATTGTGATGACCAACCCAGCAGGCGGACAAACTGTGTTGGCCGGTGCAACAACATCAAGCAGTGTGGCTGGTAACATCACCGGTGGTAATATCATAACAAGTGGATTGATCAGTGCAGTAGGTAACATTGTTACACAGGGCAACATCAGTCAACCTGGCTATATTGGTGTAGGTACAGCTTCTCCAGATTGTGAACTTAACATTTTAGCAAATCCACAAACTGTAAGTTATAGTATTGGAGGCAACAGCACTACCTCAGGAACAGACCTGCACATAAGTGGTGCAGATGGTGTGCAAACTCGCATTGTTCAAGACTCGTTTGGTACAGGCACCTACGTGGCCTTTACAGGACGTTCAGCCAGAGGCACTGCGGCAACTCCTACACAAACACAGTCCGGTGATACCATTGGTCAATTTACTGGACGTGGTTTCAGCAGTGGAAGTTTACAGTTTGGCAACAGTTCAACCGGTCGTGTAGACGTGGTGGCTGCAGAAAACTTCACTGATACCAGCCGTGCTACCAACGTGACAGTGTTTACCACAGCATCCGGTGCTATTACTCCTACTGCTATAGCCACATTCAGCAGTGCCAGTGGGTTAAGTGTAGCTGGCAACGTAACAGCCGGCAACTTGTCAGTTAGCACAGGCACAATCACGGTGGGTAGTATTGTTAATGCCAATGCTAACGCTGTAGGCAACATTGGTAGCTCAAGCAACTACTTCAACACTGTGTTTGCCAAAGCCACTTCAGCACAATACGCTGACTTGGCAGAGAAATACACAGCTGATGCAGAGTATGCTCCAGGCACAGTGGTCATATTTGGCGGCACAGCAGAAGTTACGGTCAACGCTGTAGATGGCGATCGCAAGGTTGCTGGTGTAGTATCTACCAATCCAAGTTACACCATGAACTCAGGATTAGAAGCCGAGCATGTGGCTACCATAGCATTGACAGGTCGTGTGCCTTGTATGGTTGTTGGCCCAGTTAAGAAAGGTGACCTAATGGTTGCTGCTGGATTAGGCCGCGCCAGAGCCGAAGCTGATCCTCGGGTTGGATCGGTAATTGGTAAAGCACTGGAAGACTTTGACGGAGCCGAAGGCACAATTGAAGTGGTAGTAGGTCGCTTCTAAGCAGTAAACTGCTCAAAATAGGACTGTTCGCAGTCCTATTTTTTTGGCTAAATATTGGATACTAATGGAACTACAATGGGATTAACCAAACCACGTGCCGCGCAGATATTTAATTTAGACTACAAACAGTCTACAAGAGTAGTGACCACTGTCAGTGTTTCATTGAGTGGCGGTGCCCCTAGTTCAGTAGATGGTGTTAGTCTTACCACCGGCGACCGTGTGTTGGTCACAGCACAAACTACTGGCAGTCAAAACGGATTATACTATGTAACCACCCTAGGATCGGGTTCGAACGGAACCTGGGCCAGAACCAGCGACGGCAACGAAAACGGTGAAATTGAAGCCGGCATGATTGTGATGGTGACTGAAGGCGTGATCTATGCCGACACACAATGGAAACTGATCACTGACGACCCGATCGTCATCGGCACAACAGCATTAACCTATACACAAAACTATAGTGCAAATTCTATATCAGGTGGAACCAGTAATGTAACAGTTTATTCCAATGCCAATGTTACTATAAGTTCAGCTGGCACGCCTAACGTATTAACAGTGAGCTCAACTGGAATAGTTGTCGCAGGAAACATTGTTCCAACGGCCAATGCTACATATAATTTAGGCAGTGCAACCAATGTTTGGAAAAGTTTATATGTAGCCAACAATAGTATCTACATCGGCAATGTTACTGTTGGTGCAACTTCAAATACATTAACAATTAATAGCGCCAATGTAGTAACTGCTGATGCCAGTGGCAATACCAGCACAGTTGGTAATATCACTGGTGGCAACATTTTAACCAGTGGACTTGTAAGTGCTACAGGTAATTTGAGTGGCAATTATTTGTTAGCCAACATTGCATTTGCAACTGGTTATACAGCCAGTAAAATTTATAACGGCACCAGCGAAGCCAATATTGGCACAAGTGGTGGCAATGCTAACATATCTGTTGGTGGGACCAGTAACGTAGTAGTAGTTGCTAACACTGGTGAATACGTAACTGGTTTATTAAGTGTAACAGGTAACATCACTGGTGGCAATATTAGTGCTACTAACCATACAGGAACTAATGTCTCAATAACAGGTACAGTAACCGCTGCCAGCACAGTTGGTGGTGTCATTACAGGAACAAGTGCCAGTGTCACAGGCGGAGTTACTGCTGCATCAGTAAGTGGGGGTGTAATTACCGGTTCAGGCGCCAGTGTTACAGGAACAGTTACCGCGGCCTCAACAGTGGGTGGTGTTATAACTGGATCAAGTGCCAGTGTTAGTGGGGCTGTCACTGGTGGTAATATAAACACCGCTGGAAATGTAAGCGCCTCAGGCAACGTTGCTGGCAACTATTTACTGGCTAATATTTACTTTGCCACAGGATTTAGTGCCAGTCGTATATTCAACGGAACGTCTGAGGCCAATATTGGCACAAGTGGTGGCAATGCTAACATATCTGTTGGTGGGGTTTCGAATGTGGTTGTGTTTGCATCAACTGGTGAATACGTAACTGGTTTATTAAGTGTAACAGGTAACATCACTGGTGGCAATATTAGTGCTACTAACCATACAGGAACTAATGTAAGTGTTACTGGGACAATAACCGCTGCCAGCACAGTTGGTGGTGTCATTACAGGAACAAGTGCCAGTGTAACTGGCAATGTAAACGGTAGCAATGTTGTAGCATCTACCACATTAACCAATGGTAACATTACAATTACCGGTGCAAATATTGTCAGCACAGGCCCAACTTTATACATTGATCCAAACGGGTCAGGCGGCACCGACGGTAATGTAATTATTACTGGCAACTTGAGTGTTCAGGGTAATGTAACCTACATCAACAGTAATAACGTCACTACAAACGACCTAACTATTAATGTAGCTAACAATGCTTCATCGGCTAGTCAAGCTAATGGTGGTGGCATTGGCGTTGGTCCTGCCGGCAGTGAATATATCAGTTTAACTTACAATAGCACCTCGAACATTTGGGTAGCAAGCAATGGACTAACATCGCAGGGAATATTGAGTGCCACAGGCAATGTTACTGGTGAAAACATATTAACTGCTGGATTAATTTCTGCAACTGGTAATGTAACAGGTGGTAACGTATTAACTGTTGGACTAGTCAGTGCCACCGGTAACGTCACTGGAAATTATCTATTAGGGAATGGTCGTCAATTAACAGGCGTAAATGCGTTTAGTAATATTGCTGTGGCCAACGGCAATTCCATACTTGCCAACACTATTTCAAGCACACTAACATTGAGTGCTGGTAGTGGTATTACTCTAGTGGCCACACCTGGCACCGGTGTTATTACAATTGCCACATCATCGGGCGGAACCAGTATTTTTGCCACTGGTGGTGATATGGGCACAGTCACAGAAACAGTCACTGCCAGTGAAGATCTAGGGTCGGTAACCGAGGCTGTAACGGTAAGCTATGATTTAGGTAGCGTCATTGATGCTACAGGACTGATCTATCCAAGTCAGTTAGTATTACCAACATACATACCAGGAACATTACCGGCAGCAAACCCAGCAGCACAATTTATATATTTAAGTACCAGTAGCATAGGCGCAATGACCGCATTCAGTGACGGTACAAATTGGCGCTTTACCAGTTCTGGCAACATAGTAAGTTAACATAAATATGATATAGGATAAAACATGTCTACACAAGTTCAATACAGACGAGGATCAAATGTTCAAGTTGCCGCTTTTACCGGCGCTTTAGGCGAATTGGTCATTGATACAACCAACAAGATTGTGGTAGTTCAGGACGGCGCAACAGTTGGTGGATTTGCTCAGGTTGGAACAACAGCCGTTCAAACTTTAACTAACAAAATTTATCAAGGAACTAGTGTAAGCGTAACTGGTAACGTAGATGGTGGCAATATTAGAACCACTGGAGTAATATCAGCCACAGGTAATATATCGGGTGGTAATATTATTGGAACAATTGTTGGAACCATTTCAACTACAAGTGCCAGTGTGTCAGGCAATATTACTGGAGGTAACTTATTAACTGGTGGATTAATTAGCGCAACTGGCAATATTGTTACATCTACCAATGGTTTTATTGGTGTAGGTACAGCCGCACCTGATGCTGAAATTAATATTTTAGCAACTCCACAAACTGTAAGTTATACTCTTGGAGGTAGCAGCACCACCAGTGGAACTGACCTACACATAAGCGGAGCAGATTCAGCACAAACTCGTATTACACAAGACGCATTTGGTTCTACCGCATACGTGGCGTTTACTGGGCGAACTGCTCGCGGAACTGCTGGTAGTCCAGCACAAACTCTGTCAGGCGATACCTTAACACAATTTACAGCACGTGGATTCAGTAGTGGAACACTACAATTTGGAAATGTATCAACTGGTCGAGTAGATATAGTAGCTGCAGAAAACTTCACAGATACCAGCCGTGCTACCAATGTGCAGATATTGACCACAGCTTCGGGTGCAATAACTCCTACTGCAATAGCTACATTTAGCAGTGCCAGTGGATTGAGCGTAGCTGGTAATGTGACCATGGGTAATCTCGTCAATTCAGGTGCCAATGGTGTTGGTAATATTGGATCGTCAACTACTTACTTCAATACCGTATTTGCCAAAGCAACTTCGGCACAATACGCTGACTTGGCAGAAATGTATTGTGCTGATGCAGAATATACCCCTGGGACTGTAGTAGAATTTGGCGGCGAAAACGAAATTACCGCGACTACAGAAAGCCATAGCACTCGAGTGGCCGGGATTATTTCTACAAATCCAAGTTACTTAATGAATTCAACTCTTGAATGCAAAAATGCAGTAGAGGTTGCGCTTACTGGCCGTGTGCCATGTCGAGTAGTTGGCGCCATTAGTAAAGGTGATCGTTTGGTCGCTAGCGGCCTACATGCTGGTGTAGCCACAGCACTAGATGTGAGTCAATATCAACCAGGCTGTATCATTGGCAAGTCGTTGGAAAATTACAATTCAACAGAAGTTGGAACTATAGAAGTAGCAGTAGGCAGGACCTAATGCAATCTAGATATCGCACAGACTATGCTGGCGAATTTGTAATATTAGAAACCCGATGGGGCGCTGGTAAAAAAGAAGAAACACGCGAATGGATTCCAAATCCCATTGACAATCATCACCTGTCAGGTCGCGCCGCTTGCATCGGCAGTGACTTAGATCGCTGGCGTTTTGATTACACGCGACTACAACGCCACCGCGGAGGATTGTTGGGTAGTAAAAAACTGCAAACTTATGGCACAGGATCAATTGCTCAACAAATGCGATTGGATTTTGCAGTAGAAACCAATACCAATAATTTAACTAAACTTTTAGAGGCAGGTTATCAACGAGACAATATTGTGTATACCACTGCACGTAATTGTATTAGCAGTCCAGGAGAATTTTATCTAATTCCGTATAAACCCAGATTGATTGATATGATTATTGCGGTGTATCTTGCCGCATTTGATGGACATCAAGAAGTATTCCTATTGGGCTACACAGATGAATCACCTGGTGATTCATTAAATTGGGAAACTCAACTTACAGAAGTATTTGTGGCCTATCCAGGTGTTAAATTTTATCTAGTAGGTGAAGGCACACGTATGCCTGACATCTGGGTTAACTGTTTTAATACTCAGGTTATGACATATCCAGAGTTTATCAGTTATTGCGATTGTTAAACGCTAGACTCAATAGTTAAAATTTTATTTTGTACCGCTTCAAAATTTACAGTTGACCACAGCCCTGGGTGCATGGGTTTAGGCCATGTGCCTGAATCAATCCAGGCGTATCCTATGTGCTCATCATTAAGCGTAGGGTGAAATTCATTATCAACAATGCAGAAAAAAGTATGGTATTCAAATCCTGCGTCTGCGGTGGTAAACTTTTCCAACGGAATCAGTTTAAAATATTCAGGAACAAATCCTATTTCTTCTGAACATTCACGATTCATAGCGTCCAGTAAGGTTTCTCCTGACTCTACTTTGCCACCTGGTAATCCCCAAGAGCCCGGATGTTTAGGATCATTCCTCATGAGGTACAGATAACGACGAGTGTTGATTGCGTAAAACCAAACACCAACAGCCTTTACAATACTAGACTCCATGTGCCTCCAGGATACAAGCCTTGATACGATTTAATCCAACTGGTTCCAGTCCATTGGTATTGTATTTCTGTAGTGATATTTGTGACATATTGTATATTATCTGGACTTGAGGTGTGGTCAAAAGAAATCACCCATCGTTGACCATCATACTCTACTATGTCGTTGGCCTGTGCCACCAACGGTTGTCCGTCAACTCCGGCCCATGCTTCAGCATACCCGTCGTTAAATGTTCCAGTGTCTTCAGTAAACAAATATCGTTGTCCGGTAGTTGGAGTAGCCAACCCAGCACCCGGTCCACTGCGTAACGGATCAATAACAGCCGATACTGGATCTAATGTATTACCGGGTATTGATCCAACATCTACAGTAAATAACAAGAATCGATCATCAGTAGGATCATAACTTACATGACCTATAACTTCTGATCCATCTTCTTGTTCTAATTTAATGTAACTAATACCATCTCTTAGTGTGCCATACACACCAACTACATTATGCCATAATAAATTGCTGTTAGGGCTTGTAGGTGCTGACAAACTGGCATTGGATTGGTCTACAACTTGTTGTTCTCGCAACACTTGTAATTTACCAACTTGCGGATATCCGCCAATTAACAAGGCTTGATAGCCATATGGAGTAATGGCCTGACGAGTGCCCAATAACAAATCATTGTCAAGGATTGCATTGCTGGCATCACCGTTGGCGTCAAACACACTCATGACAATCCTTTCAACCACACCTAGTTTCTTGACCTTGGCAGGACTTGATATCCAAATTGGCAAACTAAAAGTTAGCGTAGCAAAGTCAATAGGATTGTCCGGACCAACTGGAATGTTTTTACTTGACCACTTTACACTTTCAAGATTGCATACACTAAGGCTGGTCCAATCAATAAAGCTATCGGTACTTTGTATTTCTAAACTAGGATTAAACAACACCAAAATTTGTTCTAGGATCTGCATTTTTTGATTGGTGTTACTAGTCCAAATATCCAATGCTATAGTCAATTTGTATGGCACAGGCATAAGACGTTCAATAGTAAACGCATTGCCTTGTGTGGTTTCGTAGCTGTCAGTGGCTTCGTCGTAGGTTCGTTGACGCACTTGTATATTGTTTACAAAGTTGGGTTCTTGGATCCTTGGACGATCATAATCAAGACTAGTAATATAAAATGTCATCAAGGGCGTTGATGGCATGTCATTGGCACTGTTTTGTTGTATAATAGTTTGAGCTTGCCGACTGGCATCACCGTACCGTACCGGCACACGAACTAGGGTATCATTTTTACCTGATTGGTTAAGTCCGTATTCAACACTGAAGTTACTGAAGATTCTTGCAAACTGTAGCAAGAAGCGACGTATTTGTTCGTCATAAAAATAGGCGGCGATGATTATCTCCCTGGAGGTCTTGGGTTAGGTGGTGTAATATTGCCACCTTGGTTACCGTTGTCAGCCTGTGGTTTGAGTATTTGACTCAAACTTTGACGACTTGGAATATTGCCTTGATCTGTAGTGCTAACTGTGTAGGTGTTATTAACAAAGCTGGCACGTTGAGTTAATGCACCTGTTGCCATGTCAAGATCGGTCCGAACATTATCACTGATGGCCAACCATGCTCGCCCATTGTAACGGAACAGGCGATTAGGGAAATAGTCTAATCGCAGGGCATAATCACCTGCAGCAGGATAAGGAGGAAAACTTACACCCGGCGTTACTGGCAATCCGTTTGGTGCATGCGTGTCACCAGTCAAGTAACCCATAGTGTAGCCAAAGCTCTCGGGACTGTTACCTTCGCCGCCTTGGGTACCATCTACTGTGGGGCCTGTTTGATCGGCAGTTAAGCCAGCACCGCCAGGTTCACCAAACACTGTAGGTAACACATAAAATTTTGTAACGTCATAACCACTCAGTGGCACATCCGCTTGAGCTTGAATCAACAATGCGTCATTGATTTCCAAATCTTTGGGTCTGGTACTCATCCTGTCGCCTACAGTTGCAGGATTAGTTATTTCTTGCCAGTATTCAGTATCAGTAATATCTGTTCCAGGCGGAACATTTTTTTT